CTGTTGGAGCAGCAGGTGCAACTTGTTGTTGTGTGGGCAGTACAGGCTTGGGGCCACGCTTGGCTGCTAAATTCTCATTCTCAGCTCTTTGCTGTGCAATAGTTTGTGCCAAAGGTGATGGCTGTCTAGCCAATGACAACAAGTCAATCTTGGTTGGTGCAATCTCAGCAATAGCGGCTTTAAGTTTTGCAGCGGCTTCTTTAGTTGCAGCAGCTTGGCGTTGTTGTTCTAAGCGCTCACGATTAGCCGCAGCTTTGTCAGCTTTAGCCACAGTCATTTCAGCTTGCTTGGTGGGTGCGCCCTGCTCGTCAAACAAACTACCTTGCACGCCTTTGGGTTCTTTTGGCTCTACAACTTTAGGTGGTTTTGCAAACTGTCCTTCTGGCAACAAAGTTGTGTATGGCCCCATCTCCATACCAGGCAACTGCATCTGTTGTTGCTCATTGTTAAACTGGTCTATGTTTGCGCTTTGACGATTTGCTTCCGCAGTTAATTGACGGCCTGCCCGTTTTTGCAAAGCTTGCTCGTATTGCTGGGCACGCTCTCTACCTGCACGCCCACGCTCAATTGCCCCAGTAGTTGCGCCAAACGCACCACCACCTACTGCACCACGGACACTAGACTCCATGATGCGGTTCCACTCAGGACTACCAAATATCTGAGGATTTTTACCTACAAAGTTTTCAGCAGCAATGCTAATGGCTTCTTGCATACCTTCGGTAATGCCTTCTTCCCCCGCCGCCGCAAGCATGTTGGATGCAACAGAACGTAGCAATCCTTTGTCCATGCCAGACTTTTCCAATACCTTTTCTACTATGCCCATCTTCATTGGGCCAGTAAGGTTCTTCATTAGATGTGCAGGTAGCACAGAATCTAGTGCAGCAGCGCCAGCACCAAACAAAGCAGCGGCCCCAGGAGCTAGTTCACCTGTTTTGTCATAGATGTTTTGGAATACTTCAGGAGCGTTCTGGGCATATGAACCTAGAAAGATACCTGCGTTTTGTCCACGTGCCGCATACTCTGCACCTTTAGTAGCAGCCACATGAGCTAATTCAGCAGGTGTAGCACCTGACTCAATAAGAGGCATAGCCGCACGACCAGCCGCAGCAACACCAAGACGGCGACCAACTGCCGCCCCAATACCCCCAGGTATCAAAGATGTTGCAATGTTAGGCACTTGCTCGGCGACATTCTCAAGCACAAACTTAGGTATGTCACTAATACCCTTAACATCTTTTAAACTGCCGTACTGAGGCGAGTAGTATTTGTTTATCTCATTTTGCGTATCTTGCGCTTCTTGCATTTGTTGCTTGGCATAGTCATTAAAGCCCAATGCACTTGCACCCATTGCAGGAATAACATCAGTCAGAGTAGACCCCAACTGTTTAGCGCCACGCATAACGCCACGCTTTAATACTTCGCCAGTAGTGAACTCACCTTTAGGAAGTTCAAAATTATATTTTTTAGATAGAGCGTCTAATTGATCGCTAAGTTGATCCTGAGTTAGGTTGTCGTCAAACCTAACTTGCCCAATTTTTGGTAGATCAAGTATCATTTTTATTGCATTAAATCATTAAAATGAGGAACTGAAGAATCACTATCGTCATAATTTAAGTTGTTTGTGGCATATGTTCTTTGTGCTGCTGCATGTACCCCAGCCAATTTAGGATTAGATCTCCAATTTTCTCCACCTTGGCGTTTAAGATCTTTTATTAAAGCCGTTTCTTCTGGGCTACCTACAAAAGATTGCATACCTTTTTGGAAAGCAGCATTATGTTTTATTTTATTTGCTTCCATTTGGTTCTGAACTGTTTGCCCTTTTAGTATAGCTTGCATGTTATGATTTCTTTCATTTTCTGCAAGAACTAATCGGTTGTATTCATTTCTGTCACCACGAGCTAAAGCTGCTTGTTTCATTTGCTCAGTATGCATCTTATTGTATAAGTCTGCACGGGTAAGACCAAGCTTACCAGACAATATAGCATTCTCTTCAGCACCACGTTGTCTATTAGCATTAGCCATATAGGACACGCCTTGGCTTGCACCTTGACCAATATTAGCCGCAGCATATGGAGATGTGCCACCCATCATACCAAGACCTGCTTGTAGAAGTGCCATGTACTTGTCGTTTTGATAGTTCTTCTCAACACCTTCTTGGCGCTGCTTTAGATAGTCTGCATACTGTTTAACGTAGTCATCATCAGGACTAACTTCCATGTTAGCGCCAGGTGGGTTATTTTGAATTGGCCCAAATCCTTGATCTTCTGCTTCGGTTGTTGCATCATAATTTGGAGTGCCCATTTGCGGATTAGCAGCTTGAGAATCAGCAGCAGGGTTATACCCAGGGCTTTCAGGCATTCCCGCTGGGGCAGTATTTGCAACTGGTGCAACTGGTTTAGCGGGAACTGCTCCAGCTTTTGCTCCTTGAGCCGCAATATGTGGATTGCCAATATAGGGTTTAGATATGTCTACGTTAGCTGGGTAGCCACCATTATCTGCGGGGGGTGCAGGATAAGGAGGAATAAAAAAGTTACTTAGTCGGTCAAGGAATCCGCCTTTATCAAAATGCACTTCACCACCAGCTTTACCTGCGGGTATGCCTTTAATATAGTCTTTGGTTTCTTTGGGTAGCTTGGACATGTCTGCGCCAGAAGCTAACCACTTATCTGTGTTGCCAGGCCCCCAGTTGTAAGCAATTGCTGCCAACTCATTGTTACCATAACGGTTATGCAATGCGCCCAAATACTCACGCCCAACACGTGCAAACTCTTCGGGAGAATTACTGCGTGCGGGTTCTACACCAAACCCAGGACTTTTTACTGTACCAGGCATGACTTGCATTTCTCCCATTGCTCCTTTTTCTGAAGTCAATAGATTGCCGTTCTTGTCGTAACGCTGCCCACGACTTTCCTTATAAAGCACATGGTGCAACAAAGCATCATGCTGCTCTGGAGGTGTCTTGTTAATATCTTCTTTAAGCGCATGGTGTGCATTTTTTGCAGCAACACCTGCCATACCCGCTAGACTTTCGATACCTTCTTCGTCTTCGGGTTCTTCTTCAGCTTCCATTTGAGGAGCTTCTTGTTCCTGAGCAGGTGCACTAAGTTTTTGGAAAAGCATACGCTCTTCCTTGTTCATTCCAGAATCAGAACTATCATCGTCTTCTTCATCGTCATCAGCCTCACCACCATCAGCAAACGCAATAATGCCACCACCTGCGCCAGTCGCAACAGGTAAGTTACTTGGTAGTGCAGGTATGCCCGCAGGTTGAGCCGCTTCAGCCAAAATGCCTTGCGCAACTGTAGGAGGGTTAGGATTAGCGCCAGCAGTCTGCGTTGCCTGCATTTGTTTCTGCTGCTGCAATTTATCTTTAATTAGCGGTATGCCAATATACGCAGGTACAGACCCATCTTGCACACCTTTTTGCAATTCTTGGATTGAAAAAGCTTCAGGTTTATAAAGTAATTTTTGTACTATAGACATGATTAACTCGTCTTGCTCATGGTGTTATATAAACCCAACGCCCCAATACCCGCCGTACCCAAACCAGCCAATTGTGAAACAGCACTCGGAGCTGCTTGATACTGAGTTGCAGTCTGTCCAGGAATTGCATAACCACGCAACAATGCGTTGTAGGCATTAAGCTGTTGCATTGGGTACTGTTGCGCATTAGCGTAATTCTGAATATCTTGGTTAATAATATTTTGTTGTTGGGTTTGTTGTTGCGCACCCATTTGATTTTGCAACCCAAGGATACCTGTTTGTGCAGCAAGTTCTTGTTGGCCTAAGTTACCCAACTGCGTACCCATACTACCAGCTTGGTTTAGACCTTGCAGTGCGGTATTTACCCCTTGCAATGCAGCCTGATTACCTTGTAAATTTAGGTTAGCACCAAATTGTTGGTTTTGGTTAGCTTGGTTATATGCATTAGAGTACCCTTGACCAACTAGATTACTCATAGCTAATTGGTTAGCTTGATTCTGTGCGGCTTGTTGGACACCAAAACGTGACCCACCCAAAGCACCAGCTTGTGCGGCCTGTGCTTGTTGTTGCTGGCCTTGAGCGGCCTGTTGTTGTGCTAATAATTGTTCCTGTGGTAGCAACGCATTTTGCAAATACGGATTCATGTACTGCGCTATGGCATTAGGATCAGTAGCACTAGCCGCATAATTAGTACCCACATCGGCTGCGTTTTGCCCATAGCCTAGACCACGTTGCCCCACATCAGCGGAAGTAGCAGCGCTTGCCGCAGTAATATCTGAACCAGTACCGATTTGCCCAGGTACTTGAAGCTGCCCAGCACCCGCCTGAGATGCTTGTTGCAAAGGACTAAACCCAGCAATATAGTCTGAAGGATTTTGGCTATACGGATTGTATGGCTTTACCCCAGTTATATCTTGCGTAGTAACTTGATTACCACTTGCATCAGTTGTTGTATCAGGTTTTGTATTAAATAGTTGCTGTGTAGCCCCACCTAGTAGAGTTTCTACTTGTGGTTGCAGCCAATCAGGTATATTTGACTGGGTAATTGTTTGTGATGTGGGTGTACCACCGCCGCCGCCACTGCTCATAATAGCACCTCAACTAAAGTGTTTCTAGGTTCGAAATTGTATCGCTTCCAAAGACGTACGATAGCTGGCCTACCGTACCCTTGTATCTTTGTTGCGCCACGTTGTTTTAGGATTTGTTTTAACTGCTCAAATGTGTTGTCATTTGATATTAATTTACCGCCAATAGAAGTTACAAACGCAACTCTGTGCAATGGGTAATTAATAAACGATACAGTCGCCGCACCATGAATCTCACCTGCATCATCTACGGCAACCAACAAAAGCCACTGACCCGCAGTTAAATATGACTGGACATGTTCTACTGTATACGATGCAGCCCAATCTGGGAAGTCCCCACCCTTGTCCAAAGCTTCCCTAATAAAAGGTTCTACTTTAGGCCAAAGCTGCTGGACGTAGTTGGTATCCGCATATTGCACAGTTAAATTCATTTAGTCTCCCGGACTTATACCAGCAGAAGCGGCTTGTTGTGCCTGCATATTTGTTATCACATTAGCCACAGCAGCAGGGTCAGCATGTTGTGCCGCAACAGCCGCTGCAACAGCAGCAGGATCATTAATATTAATGCCTGATTGAGCTATGTAATTTTGAATATTTTGATCTGTATATGGCGTATACGATGGGCTAGATGTTGGAGTAGGTGTTGGGGTCACCGCACTTGCAACAGATGAGTTTGTATTGGTTGCCCCAGGTAATGTTGTGATACCTGAACTTGAAGGTGTTGGAGTAGGTGTGGGCGATGATAAATACTGCGCTTGAGCGGCAGGCAAATTCTGTAACGCTGCTTGAACAATGGCTGGGTCAGCATTCGTAGCCTTGATAGCATTCAATACTTGGGCTGGATCCTGCGTATTAATATGGTTTTGTGCAATGTAGTTAGCAATATCTTGTGCCGTATATGGCGTATACGAAGGAGTTGGGGTAGGTGTAGGCGTTGTTGTGCCTGCGGGCTTAACCACAGTAGATGTAGGTGTGGGAGTTGGTGTGGGAGTTGGTGTGGGAGTTGGGGTTACCGTAGGTGTATATCTTGTTGGGGTTAGTGTATTTATCCCAGTTGATGTATTTGCAGGTGGCGTATAACCGGGAAGATTAACACCAGTATTATTAAGTTTAGATAAGTCAAACCCAGGAAATAGAGCTTGTATCTGGCTAGAAGTTAAATTATTTTGGCTTATTAAGCTATTAAGTTTAGCTGCGTCAATATTAACACCGCCATTAAACGCAGCGCCCAATTGAGATGTCAACGAGCTTGGATTACCACTGCTATTATTAGACGCAGGTGTAGTTATGCCAGCATTATTGTTGTAGCCACCACCGTAACCACCAGCAGCACCACCATTTTGGCTGCTAGGGCCAAACATAGCACTATAACCTTTGCCAAAAAGTGAAGCTATACCATTCCCCATTGGGTTATCGTAGGTTGGTTGATAGCGTGTTGGCACATAAGCACTAGGTGTAAACCCTTGAAGATTAGCACCAATACCCGTATTACTAGCTACAGGGTCTTGTTTTATGCTTGCTAATGCTGCGTTAACTTGATCTGCGGTTGCCATAAGGTCTCCTTATGCTGGCATATATTTGCGTGGATTAATTTGCGTACCTTGTTTTGGGTTGCCAGTACGGGCCTTACGCACCTTATTCATCATATGGTACAACTGCTTTGCACCAGCATCTGTAGACCCATTTCCCAGGTGAGAAACAACATCAGCAGGTACAACAAATTCTCCATCTGCCAAACGTGCAGGTTGTTTTTCACCAATAGACGCAGGAATATTATCGGACATGCCATCCCCCGGGCCTTTAAGCAAATGCCCACCATCTGAATAACTACCTAAATGGCCACCACCAGCAAGTGCAGCGATACCACCTTCCGCCATTGTGTAAGGCACGTAAGTAGATGGGTCATAAGAAAATTTGCTTAATGCACCAGTATATTTTTTCTGCGTGGGAATGCCGTATTTTTTGCGATCCGCATACATGGTTGCCCCAATGCCTGCACCAGCACCTGCTAACATTTTTTGAGGTGTGGATAAACTGTTCCACATATCACTAATACCTGAAACAATACCTGTGTTAGCACCAGCGCCAGATGTATAAGCTTGTCCGTTCGCTGCTGGGGTATAAGAAGTTTCAGTAGGAAAGGCGCCACTTGCATTTAAGCCCTGCCCTGCGGTTGAGTCCATAGCAGCATTGGATAAGCTAGCATCAGGTATGCCACTGAATTGTCCTACTCCCATAGGCGGTGTAGTAGCTACAGCAGGAGCAGGTGGCGTTACATCAGGCGGTGTATCAGGAGCACCACTTGGCATAATGCCACTCATAGCCCCACCAGTTACACCACCCATTAAAGCACCTTTAAGGGGATCACCGCCTGTAAGCAAAGCACTGCCGCCGCCAACTGCTGCACCAGTCATTACCGAACTTAACAATGCGCTTTCTGCTATGCCGCCATCTGCCATGATTACCCCCTAAATTTGTTCAAGTTTACCATTTAACCTATCTTCCAGCTAGTACCTGTCGAGTAAACAGGCACAGTATTTGTACCGCCACCAACCACCGTTGAACCAAAAGTCGTAGCCGTTGCGTCCGATACAAAAGTTCTAGTTCCTGCATTGGTCATGGATGCGGTAGGGAGCTTGGCCACTGTTACGATAGATGTGTTGGTGATGTACGTTGAAACCAGCGTAGTCAAGATATCATTTAACTGGTTAAAAAACAAACGCAAGACGTTATTGAGCTTATCCCCGTACTGCCTGTCGTATTGATCGGGCGCAAGGGGCAGGTTCGGTGGCGCAGGGTTGATTGGTTTTGTAGCCATTATCTGCGTCCATCGGGTCTAATATTAAAGCGAGGAGCACCCAACTGCCAAGTCGTACCAATCTGATTGGACTCCATCTTAAAGATCATCTGGCGGCCACGGATACGGGTATACACCTGCCCAGTAAATTCTTCGGTAATGTTGTAAGTTGAGGTGTAGTTGACCGTGTTGTTTTTGGTCTGGGTAGCACCCGAGCCTGAATCGGTCAAGGCAATCAACGTCATCGTTGTGGCTGGCGTGGGTGAGTTTGATGAACCCGCAAAAGTCAAGTCTGGGAGTATCCTGTCAATAAAGACAAAATGATCTCCGTCTCCAATGTCAAACTCGGAAGAAGATATGTAGGCATCTATTGACTGGATTGTGCCTGTCTCATTATTGTCTACACCGCTTTCTTGGTTGCAGAGATACCCGTTATAAGTAGCGCCAATTGGATTATTCTGGAGCGTGGTATCGAGCCAGGCAGTCCTGGCAATAGAGCCGTAATACCAGTTCTTTTCAACATAGTTATAAACAACATAACTATTCATGGTGTCACTAGTGCCAGATACATAGAACCACCAGACTTCGTTAAAGCCTTCTACAGTGCTACAGTAAACTTGTTGATTTTGGTTGTAGTTAATATTTTGGAAGACAAAGCGGCGTAGGTCGCAGTTAAGCGTTTGCACCCGTCCATCGTACATATAGAACTTGTCAATGCCCATCCAGTACACAACGCCAGATGCATAAACAGCCGCATTGGGGCCGACAATAGTAGTGTTCTCGCCTAGTAACTGCGTACCCCACACATAAGGAGGGCCAAGATATTGAAGGGAGTAACAAGCCGCATCAGTCAATACAAATATCTCTTGACGGGTTTGAATGGCAGTGACGATCTGGGAGCCGTGAGACAAGCGCACATCCCCTGCTTGGTTGGTAATATCTGGATACCATACCAAAGGATTTTGTTGGTCAGACCAGCGGATCAACATGGGGTCTAGCGTATTCGTACCAATCCCGTTAGTCCCAAACACAAGCACAAAATTAGATGCATCAGAAACCTGTAGATAGTTTTGGTACAACGGAACATCTACCAGATCAGAAATGTAAAACGTACCAGAGCCTGCGCTGCTTGTATTAATGGCTGAACCACCTTGAGTGGCGGAAAGATTAAACTGTGTACCAGATACGTTAATCACATAATATGTGGTATTTGTAGATAGGCCACTGGGCAAACTGCCGCCCGTAACTCCAAGCTGTATGGCGCTATTGTTGGGTAGGGTAACGCCAGACACAACTACCGCAGGGGAAGCATAAGAGATCGTGACTGAACCACCTATACTATTAAGAAGCACGCCTCGGGTTGTGACGCCGCCAGAAGCAGTCCAGTAGTAAATACCCCCACCACGGGGGCCAAATATCAAGTTCTCACCAAAGTTGTAGGCGTTCCAAATCTGTAAGTTATTCTTGACGGTCTGACCTGTACCCCAAGGCCCAAGGCCAAAGTTACCAGCGCCCCATCCATTGAAAGGAGTCTGTGTGGCAGGGCCAGTGTTAATTTGAAACTGTGCAACCACAGAGCTACCGCCACCTGTTGTGGTCGATGATGCATTTGACCCCGCATTGATTGTAAACGTGTTGGTCGTTGGTGTCGTAAGAACCTGGTACTCACCGTTGATGGTAAGCCCCGCTACGGCTGTAGCACCGCTGAATATCACAAAGTCATTGATAATTGCGCCATTAGATGCGGCTGTGACAGTGACTATGTTTGACCCAGAAACCGTTGCAAATGGGTTTGAACCCAAAGTCAATGTGGTTCTTATTGGGGTGATATCGTAATAAGCTGTGCCGTAAGTGAGATAGTACTTTAAATTAGTACCCACACCTACCAAGTTTAGGAATGATAGCGTGATCCAGTTCCAAAGGGAACGGCAAACGCCTAAAAATGTATTTGGAGAATACTGCGTCCAGCCACCAATCTTCTCTGGACTTCCTTGACGGAATCTAACCCACTGGCTCTCATACCACCCGCCTTCATTGTAGTAGCGGGTATTTTCTTTATTCACCCCAGGTTTGAAGATTATTTTCGAAAATGGCATGTTAACCGCCTAAAACGGAAAGGGCGTGTTGGGTTAATTTTATACGTTCTTCAAGACCAAATGTACCACCATTTATGCGTTTTGTTAAGCCCTCCCAGTTCTGCGCTTCAGCCAGATCGTTGCATCCATGAGTCTTCCAGAACCACCCAGCAGACAAAGCAGCATACATTGGGGTCGCAACAAGTTGCGGTTCTTTGACCATATCCCTCTGGACTGACTGCCCAAAGTGGTAATAGTTATCGTGTCCAGTCAACTGAATACAGCCCCGACCATGAAACCGCCAACCATCTCCTGATTTTTCATCACGGTTTCCCATTCGATTGGCGTAAATTCTGTTGGCAATCTTCTCGGGCTGGTGGGCGTAAAGGGCAAACTCATTGGGTTGAAACTTGTGTCCAAAGAGCTTTTGTAAGGTTTCGGCTCGATAGTTGAGGTTTTCTTCCAATGTTTTGAAACGGTTGCACTCGTGGCTGCACTGTCCGATAAAAGCTGCCTGCTTCTTGACATCGTTCATCCCAAACGTAGTAAAAGTTGTAGTCAATGGCTCTGACCATTCAGCACCTATCCCGAGCTGATTGAGCTTCTCAGGGCTTAACATTAACCATCTCCCTTACTTTGTTGTAGGTGTCGATACAGGCGTTGAGCTGGGTGATGGCGATGTCCCCGTCTGCTGCGATACTTGCAAGAGCCTTAATAGTCTCTCGCTCAGATTCGCTTGCATCGGTTGAATCTCCTCTGGGAGAGGTGGCATCTGTGGTGGCTTGAACGGGACAACTGGAGGGGAGGCGCAACTCGCCAGAGTCAATCCTAGAATTAATACTAGACTGCTTTGTTTTAACATCATTTCTCGCCTTTACAAGTGCAGTGGTTACGCCTGTTAACTTCTTGTTCAGTTCTGCTTCTTTTGCCCGAGCTTCGTCATTAAGTCGGATAATTTCTGCTTGATCTTCTGCAACACGTTGCTCATAGCCTTGATGATGTCCATAAAAGTACACTCCTAAAATAGCACAAATTGCGCCAATGATGAACCATGGGTTGAGAAAACTAAACATTTACACTTGCCCTTGCATTTGCCATGCGCTCTCGCTCTTCCTCATGCTCTAAGCTCGGTGGAGTTGTGGGCGGAGGAGGAGGTGTCCAAGCTTGGGTAGGATCAATGCTGAATCCTGAAGTGGAGTTGTTGCCACTTTGAAATTGCATTGGGTTTCCATACCCCATTTGCCCCATCATGGGCTGACCCATGCAAGGATTAAAAGGCATCGGAGGAGGGGGTGGAGGCACGCTAGACTTGCCTGTGAGCACCAAACTGACCACGGTGAATATCTGCGCCATAGCCATAGAAAGAATGGCCAAGATCGCCTTATCAGCAGGCGCTTCGGTAAAAAGTGGCTGTTCAATGAACACAATGCTGTATGAGAACAGCACTGTTACTAGGACAAGGATAAAGCAAAACGTCTTTAGGATAAACGCCTTGGTCTCGATGTCAACTTGTTCAGGGGTTTTGTGCGCCATTTTTCGGTTTATTAAAAAATTCGGGACAATTTTGAGAGGCAACACAGAGAGGCGGTTTGCAGTCTTCCGCATCCCAGTTCTTAGGGTCTTGGCAATGGTAGCGATATCTGTCGTCACAAGACACCAACAAAAGAGTTAATAGCAACCACTTCATTTTCCTTCAATCCTTGCAAGAGCCTTGTTTACACGAATCTCCATCATCTTGATGTCTATGTACATCCACGAAAGCAGTGGTATGAATAGGAGGATCACCACCATCAAGACCACGATAAC